CATTGAGCCTTTGGTTTAACCTCAATGATTTCTCTAAGGACTTGGCCTTGTTTATTTTGATATTTAATATAGAAATCAGGAAAGTATCTATGGACTTTTCTATCCACAGGCGAACGATAAGGGATAATGATTTCTTCACTTCCCCATTCTATAATATTGGGATTATTATCACAGTAAACCATGAACCTGCGTTCCCATAAAGACCTGTAATAGATTTTTGTAGGGTCTCCCTTATATTTTTTATAGTTCTTTGGTTTAAACTTACCACTGTATGACATAAATAGATTATAACACCAAATAAAGACTTCTATAGAGATATTTATATGCCAAACATTAATAAATTATTAAACAAAGTAAACCAAGCCTCCCAAGCACTAAAGTCGGCAAAAGGAATCAAAGCAAAGATTCAACAGGCTGGGTATAAGGGTGGAGTTAATACCGAAGAGGTAGATAAACTCCAAGAACAAGCAGAAGAGAACAGAAGAAAATTAGAAGAACGAAGAGGTAGTTTAGAAAAACAACTATCCAGTGTAAACAAAGCAAACACAGTTGCTAAAAAACCACCTGAACTATCAATGACTGAATTACAATATCCTATGCAAGGTGGGTATGATTATTATGTGGTCTTTGAAACTCGGGTAAGAAAACCAAGAGCGGGTGGGAACTTTCTTTCGAAAGAAACATTCTCTATTGCACTCTATCTCCCCGAGGACATAGTTCAACAATCAACAACTACTTATAAAGCTGAGGGTGTTGGAGCAATGGCAAGAGGAATTGATAGTGCTTTGGGTAAGAAGGAAGGTGAGAAGGTTGACGGTATGTTAGACGAAGCTGGTAATGTGATTAAAAGCTTTATGAATAAACTAGGTGATAGTATGACAGGTGGTATTAGAAACCTTAAAGCAGGTATGGCTTCTAATCCTATGGAAGAACAGTTCTTAGAAGGTATAACTTTTAGAGACCATTCCTTTGAGTGGGAATTTATGCCAAGGAATTCAAAAGAAGCAATAATGGTTCAAAAGATTATAAACATATTCAGACTTGCTATGTTGCCTGATACCTTTGCAGCGGATAAGGAATCTGCAAACGAAAACTTCTTTAACTATCCAAATGTTTTTGATGTTCACATTGAAGGCCCAGAAGGAGGAGTCCAAGATCAAATAGAAGGATTCTTACCTATGGTTTTAAAAGACATGACTGTAAGCACCTTTAATGGAAACTCAGAAGGATTGATTTCAGACGGTGAAAAGGTCTGGCCTTTAGCAACTAAAATAGAATTATCGTTTTCTGAAATCAAGATTATGTCTCAAGAAGTTTATAACGAGAAGGTTGGGCCGAAATCAATGAAGGCACAACCTAATTCAGTAAGAGGGCCGGGCGGAACGGTAGACTCAACTGGTTCTCCAAGTTTATTAAACGAAACCTCGGGCACGGGTGACGGTAAACTTTGGGGTCAAGACGGAGGCGGATAATGGCTAAACAATTCTTTAAAAACTTTCCTGAAATGCAATACAAATTGTCGAACGGCAAGATTGTTACTATTAAAGATTTCTTTCGTAAATCTTCAATCTCAGCTGGTGCGAAAGATGCCATTGTCGATTACACATACTATGAGTTGGAAGAAGGTGATAGACCTGATGTGGTTGCAGCTAAACTTTACGGTAATGGTGACTTACACTGGGTATTCTTTTTAGTCAATGACTGGGCGAACTATTACGACTGGTGGAAAGACCAACAAACATTTGAAAAATATATGTCCCATAAATATAGAGGGAAGTATGCTGTTGCAAGTGCAAGCACAGACATAGTATCAAGGACAGGAGAACCTCCTTTAGTAAGTAAATTTCTAATAGGAGAATCAGTAACAGCAACAGAAGCAACAGGGACAGTTATTAAAGTAGACCCTAGCCATAATAGAATAGCAATAGGTGATGTAGTAGGAGATTTTTCTTCAAAGACAATTACAGGCACATCAATTTTGCCTGGCCAAGCTGCTGCATACCGACATTCCTTTACACCAACTTCTGTTATAGACATGGTAGATGGAGTTGACCATTACTATCTTGGCAATCTTAAGAGAAATACTTTTCTTAATGGATACTTACCAAAAACTCATTGGGAAGCTGAGTTCGAATTAAACGAAGTGAATAGAAGGATTAAAATTATCAGACCAGCTATGATCGACAAAGTTGTTTCCCAGTTTGAGCAAGTAATGAAGTCATGAGTGGGAATTATGTAGCAGGTGAGTTCTTTATAGATTCCTTCACCTTAATAAATCAATATCAAGAATCGTTAGACATAAGTTCTTTATGTTCTAACTTTACTATCTATGAATCCATATACAATAAATTTCTTACTGGGGAAGTGCATATAATAGACGGTCTTAATCTACCAAGAAACTTTAGATTAACAGGACAAGAGTATATCCGAATTGCAATTAGGCAGAAAGAAGGATTAGACGAAAAGTCAGAAGACCAATTCTCAATAGACAAAACTTTTAGAGTATACAAAATAGATAATCTTAACAGAGTCGATGAGTTAACACAAACTTATGTAATGAGAATATGTGACCCTAGAATGTTTTATGCAAGAAGAAAGAGACTAAGCCAAACCCTTCGTGGAAGGTATGACCAAATACTTCAAAATGTTTTAGTAGATGTTGGAAAGTTTAGAGTTGACGAATTTGACGCATGGGAACAAACCATTCCTGAAAACAAACAATTTATTTCCCCTAACTGGTCTGTTGCACAAATAACAGATTACATTGTTAACAATTCACAAACAAGTGAATCACATGCATATAAAAATGGTATGTTCTTTTTTCAAACTATGAACGGTGGATTTAGATTTCAAAGTATGGACACTATGTGTTCCATGGAATTCCCAATTCCATTTTCCCAGTTTCCTAGAAATACACAAGATACAGAAGAAGAAAATATAAATGCGCCTGATGGTCTTAATACAATGATTGATGTGTATAAGAAACCACAGTTGTTTGATACACTTCAAGCAACAGTTGGTGGTGCATATGCATCTACCTTAAAGGTGTATGACCCTATACGAAAATTAGAAGAAGAAAATGTCTTTAGTCTAGAGACTGCAATGAAAAAGGGAAATCATGTATCAGGACACATTATGTTAATGACCGATGATATGGAAAGAGTATTAACAGCTGGAGAGATAGTTGATAGAGAAGTGTCTCCTTCAATAGATGAAATTGATGTAGACCTTCAACCAACTCAAGAATATGATTCATTAATTATTAATGATTATCACAACCAACATTCATTTGATAATGAAAGCAAACTATCAGACCCCGAAGTATTTGAAGCAAGGAAATTAAAGGACAGTGGAATACTAGAAAGAAGAGCACTGTTAGAAATATTACAACAACATAGAATGATACTCACCATACCATTAAGAACAGATTTATCTGTTGGTATGATAATCAAATTACAAATACCTACACCTGAAATTATGGGTGAGGGTGATAAGTATGATAAAGTGAATGACGATAGATATCTAATTACTGATATTAAACTGTCAGGTTCACCAGTAGAAAAGGCGGGTATGCTTCATATAGAATGTGTTAAAGAGAGTTATGCAATGAAAGTAGAAGATGCTAAACCACTTGACGAAGGAACAGGGCCCGAGATAGAACCCGAAGAGGCAGTGTGGTAATGGATTACTTTTACGGAATAGTTGAAGATAGACAAGACCCATTACAAGTGGGTCGTGTGCGCGTGCGTATACACGGGATACATACAGACGAAAAGACTTTAATTGCAACTGCAGATTTACCATGGTGTCAGGTTATCCTTCCAACAACTTCTGCTGGTCTATCAGGAATAGGAACAGGCCATGGACTTGTAGAGGGGTCTACGGTATTTGGATACTTTAGAGACGCTGCAAAACAAGACCCAATAATTCTTGGAACTGCAGCTGGTATACCACAAGTTGGGTATAAGGAATCTATCACAGACGAATTAATAACAAGAGATGTAGAGAAAGGATTTAATGACCCTAGACAATTAACCGTTGACGATTATAAAGATACTTCTGAAATGCCAAACCCAGTTCAGGATTCAAGAAGAGGTTGGGGTCTTACAACTGCAATGGATACCGCACCAGTTAATCCAGCAAAAATTGAAGTCAACTATGACGGAACTGGGTCAACAATAGAGGAAAGAGAATTAACAAAGGAAGACTTACCTTGGTATCCATTATATACAGACAGCTCAGATTACTCACCTTATACAAGAGGAGTCTTTACAGAAGGAGAACTAAAGAAGAAGTCTTCTTTAAACGAATTAATATTATCAACTAAACTTTTATCTGCAACTTCGAAAGACGGAGACCCTACAACTGCATGGAATGATATGATGACTGATGCAGTAAAGCCACAAGGAAAACAATATCCTCGGGACGAAGAGAAGTTATGGATAAACACTGTAGCAAAACCAGTATACCCATATAATAAAGTTACAGAAACAGAGAGTGGACATGTATTCGAGGTAGACGATACAAAAGGTGCAGAGAGAATTCACTTATACCATAGGTCAGGAACATTCCATGAGATTCACCCTGATGGAACAGAGTCAACACGAATAGTAAATGACAAATGGGAAGTAGTTGCAAAGGATAACAAACTATTCATTGCTGGGAACGCTGACATAACTGTAGAGAAAGGTCATGTCACTATTAATGTTAATACAGGTGATGTTGATATGAAGATATTAAAGGGTGATATGAATACGGAAGTATCAGAAGGAAATGT